TATAACAAATGGTGATTTTCTAACACAGAAAACCGCATTTCAACTTATTGATGCTGGTGTTAATTGCATTAAAATATCAATGTATGATGTAGATGATACTGAAAGATACGAAGCCTTTCTATATCAATATAGCCATGTAGAAAGAATATACAAACACTATTATAATGGTTTACCCGAAGAAGTTGAGGTAAATCGTACTGAATTATGGAAAGAACCTAAAAGACTCAATATAGAAAGAGCTTGCTATTTACCCTTTTATAAGATGTTTATTAATTGGAATGGCGCCGTAGGTTTGTGCAGCAATGATTGGTCACAGTATAAAGTATTTGGATATGTTCAAGAAACACCTATACACAAAATATGGGAATCTGAGAAATTTAAAATATATCGTGATAATCTATTAAAAAATCGACGAGCTCTTAATCCATGTATTGGATGTAATGTAAATGGCCAAGTATTAGGAAAGGAAAGCTTTGAATACTACAAGAACAATGTCTAAATGCCCGATTCCTTTCTGGCGCTATTCAACTATGATTATGCATGTGAATGAAGAATATCCGCATCGTATAAATGATTTCGCAAAATCTTTTTCTAAGAATCAAGTATTAGCAAAATCTTGGTTAGTTGAACATTTGTATATGGTTACAGGTACTGCAAATAATATTACTGTACTTGGATCTTGGTACGGCACAATTATTGTACCTTTATTACTTAATTATTACTCAAACATTAAAACAATTAGACTTATAGATTACGATGAAGAAGCCCTTTCTATCGCGAGATTTATGTTTGGTTCAGATATCGTTACTCAAAAAGCAGACGTAAGTTTTGATTGCGAGGAAATAGAATCAGATATTATTATCAATACTTCATGTGAACATATGTGGCATATGAAAGATATAAAGTTAAATGGTTTATGTGCTCTACAGAGCAATGATTTCTTACAAGAAACTTCGCATGTTAATTGTGTCCATAGCCTTGAAGAGTTTATAGATCAGACTGGCCTTCGAAAAATAGATTATCAAGGCGAAATAGAATTTGACAACTACCACGACAACAAAAGATTCATGTTAATAGGTAAACAATGATTCATGTGCTTTGTAGTCGCTGGGGTGAAACATATGGACCTATATACGTTAACCGGCTTTTCAATATGGTTAAAAAACATCTACCATTTGAATTTATATTTCACTGTCAGACCCAGGATGCGCAGGGAATAGATGAGCGTATATCTATACTCCCATTCCTACGAGACCTACCAGAATCAGCGCCAGATGAGATGTTTGCTTCAAATAACTGGTTGAATAATAAACCTCGTTTGTGGGATAGACCAAAGCTAAATTATTTTAAACCGCATGGATGGGGCTTAGATGGGTTACGAATCGCTTTAGATTTGGATATGATCATACATAACGATATGAGCCCAATCATTAATATGTTTGATAAGCCTATGGTTGGCAGATCGTGGTGGCATAATAGAGATCACGAGGCTAGACCAGATTGGAAGCGTAGAAATGGAGCTTATACAAATGGTGGATTTTATATGTGGAAAGATAATCAACTCGAAAATATATGGATTGATTGTTTAAAGAATTATAAAAAAATATACCACATCTACACCGGTGGCACAGACAATTTTATTAGTCAACGCCATTTAGAGTTATTTGATTTTGTACCTTCATCAATGTATTACTCATTTAATCGTGGTTGTGAATGGCCACATGATTTAGATAAACATGTTATTAGAAAAGATAAGATTATGTGCGCCTTTAACACAGATCCTGGCGATGCTACTAATTTAGAATTGCATGATGCAATAAAAATATATGATAAAGTAAAAGAACTATGGCAGTAGATGTATACACGTGCCGCATCGGCGATAAGTACGGATTTGATTATGAAATTAATTTAATTGAAAAAATTGATAGACTACACGTCGTTCATTCTGAGAAAGATGAATTTAAGCTACAGTGGAATAAGTTGCATTTCTTTAATCTTAATATAGATGAACCAATTGTTGTACTTGATATTGACATTGATCTGATTAATGATTATGAAGAACTTATAAATTATCCTATTGAAAGAGGACAGTTTTTAAGTATGAGATCGTGGTGGGAAGATAGAAGCGATTGCGAGTTAAATGGTGGATTTTACAAATTTTATCCATCTGATACCAAATACATTTATGAAAAGTTTATATCCAACAAAGAGTATTATGAAAACTTTTGGATAGAATTAGGATCAAAACCTGGTCCAGTTAATGGCGAAGAAAACTTTGTTGAATGGATGGTAAAGAAAGAGCTTGATCTTCGATTTGTGCCTGATACTTGGGTAGGTCGGATGATACAAGAGCCAACCAAAGAATGGCTGACTCAAGTAAATTGTAAATATCCGGGTTCGTATTTTTATTTAGATCAGATAAATCCTGACGTTAAACTATTACACTATACTATGTAACAATTAAATTGTAAATAGTGATTGCTGCAATAGGAGTAGCTGCTTCTCTTAGAGAAGTTTTATCTTCATCAGATGCAGAATTGACTGCATCAATTTCAAACATTTCAAGTTTTAAATTAAATAGTTTTTCTACATGATCGGCACTTGTTGAATCATATGAAAATAAGAATGTACTTACTTCACCCATAATTTTTGCATTATCTTCTGGACCAGTTGCTCGAACATAACTAACTTTACCTTGTTCAATTAACTGCCTTTGATATTCTTCAATTTCTTCACCAATAGCTTCATAATAATTATCGGTCCAAGCTTCAATTTGAGCAATAGAACAAATAGTCATTAGTTCTTGAAATAACGCCTGATCAGCATCAACTAAAATATTAATATTAGTAATACTTCCATCTTCTTCTTGAACGAAGGCTTGAATGTCAGTGCCTTCATCGTTTGTAAAGATAGCTTGTAAAAGATTATTTTCTGTGATCATGTTATTTTCACTCCTAAATAGTGTGTTTTCACGTGTGTTGCTGTTCCTCCGGTTGGCACTCTTTGAGATCTATAGTTATCAGCTTGTTGAACATCTCTTCGTATTTGCGTTGCACCTGTTAGGCGAGTATCTAGCATCGATGATCCACACTGTGTACCAGAATTATATTGGAATCTAACTTTAAATCCTTGAGTATTAAAGGCTAAAGCTTTCATGGCATAATTTATCATAGTTTCAAAATTAGTTTTAGTCATTACCTGCAAATCGCCGTTTTGAGTATGTGTTACTGGTTGTCTATATTGATTACCTATTCCATTATTGGTTGGATGTGGTAGTAAATTTGTTACTCCACCAAATGAATCAATGGCATCGACATAAACATGAACATCATTTACTGGACTAGATCCGCCTAATTTTTCTCCAGTTATAATAAAGTTATCTGATACTAGATAACCGGTACCAGCTGTATTTACGGAAACTGCATAACTAGAACCAGGTATTTTTTCGACACCCATTTTAAATCCAGTTCCAATAACCGCTCTATTATATGCAGAATCTCTGTATCCTGTAGGACTTGCTTGACCAGTACCGTCGAATACAAATTGTTGGCCAGATCTATTTGTGTTTAATTTATACAAGTAGTAATTATTTACTGTAACATTTTGAGTTCGTGGTTCTGGTAAACCGCCTGAATTAAAAGCGGAAATATTAGCAGTATTGTCAGTATATACTGGTGTACCACTTACTAAAGAATATCTTGGATTACCAATTGTAGTAGCATCGTGTATAATATATAATGGTTCAAATGTAGACATATTTTGACCAGCAATCTGTTGCAAAACTGGTTTAGCAAATGTATCTAAAAAATCTTGTGAAGTAAATGGTATAAACTCTGAACTATCTTGATTGTCTCCACCTGCTTTTTGACCACCACCAGGATTTGAAAATCTATGGTATACTGGCCAATTAGTGCCAAGTTGATTTTTCAAAAATGTTAAATCAAATGGATTCGATCCTTGACCTGCTGTAGGATTCGTAACAGTTTGTTCTATACGAGAATAATTAATTGTAGTTGTAGAAATATTGCCTAAGCTACCATTATTATTAGAAAATCTTCTAACATTATTTGTTACTGCTGAAGCTATGACATGCGTTTCAGATAAGTTACCTAAATTGCCACCGCTTCCTTGAACTGTAAGCTGCACTGCAGGATTCGCTAAGAAAGATTTTTTAGCTGCAGCATAGATATCATTCAATTCTATAATGTTAAATTCTTTCAGATTCCCAGAATCTGTATAATATAGTGGGCTACGTACGGCCATAATCTATCTTCCTGGTGTATATAATGTTTTCAATACTACGCTAGCTGAGTCTAAAATTAAAGTAGTTGTTAAATTTTGTAAATGCCTAGAAGCAATTGAACTATCATGGATTTCTGCACTATCGATCGATCCGTATGGCAATCTAACTGACATATTCGAATCAAATCCAGTTGAATCACCAGTTACAATTAATGTTCTAATTTTAAGATGATGACCAGTTGCACTATCAAAATTTAAATGGGTAATATCTGCACTATTAGCTTGTAAATATCCAAAGTATCCGCTATCAACTTGTAAGTATCCAATAATGGCGCTATCAACTCGAATTAAACCGAAGTCTCCCGAGTCTAGTTTCATATATTGCATATTCACACTATCTTGCATTTGCGAGACAGAGGAATCAAGGAAGTTCAATACAGACACTACACTAGAGTCTGCATTTGGAATATGAGTTTGAATATTCGGATTAAGATCGTCTAGATCGCCGACATAACCTTGCAGTGCATTTGTCTTTTGCACCCAAGTTCCGATAGGATTAGTTAAGCTTACTTGTATATATCTTGGCATTACAGTTTCTCTATCAGTTTGTTAATTAAGTCTTTCATTTCTCGTACTTCGTTTCTCAACTCAACTACTTCATTGTTTCGAGATTGTCTTAATCTTTTCGCTTCACGGGCTTGATTAATAGTTTTTTTATCAGTATTCAATATAGCCTGCGTGCTTGTATCTCTAACTAATGTTTGCGATCCTTCAACCTTTAAATAGTTTTTCATTATACCGCCAATGCTATAACCCGCAAATCTCTAAAGATAGGAGGTTTTGCAGCATTTGTTGATTTCATTACAATTTTAATTACGAATCTAGAGAATGAAGTCGACAGTCCGTTTTGCCCACCTACTAAGTATCTATAATCTCTAAATATGTTTGGATTCTCATCAGATGGTAATTCAGTTTCTTTTGCTTGTTCTATCCAACTAATATCGTCAAAGTTTTCGCCTTCATTAGCCACTTTATAATATACTTCAAAATCAGCAACTGATGGACGATGAGCAGACAATAGTATCTTCAAACCAATAGCATCTTCTTCAAGAGTCACTGGTCTTACGATATGCTTACCGATATGCGATCCACCAATTGCAGCTATTTCATCAACAAAGTTTATTGGCGTATTATGTTGAGGTGCATTGACTGGAGCATTTGCAGAATCTTGTTGATCGATATGATTATGAATCAAGAACATTGAAGCTCTTTGCATATCAAGCATTGGAGATACATCAGTGTTTGCTGTACTCATATCAACGTTAATTGTTGTAGACTTATTACCAGCTCCCAACTTTGTAGGTTCTAAGTCGCCGTTAACAATCATTCTCGGTGCAGGGAAAACATTATTTTCTCTAATATCTAAATCAGTGAATACTACATCTTTAGCATAGGGAGTTTCAGTACCAGCCAAAGATTTGCCTGAAGTAAATTTACCTTTCATAGATATTGCGGTATTTACAGGCATAAGAGGCTCAAGGAAAGGAACAACAGTTTCAAACATCATGTTACGAGTTGTCACTACATTTGTTCCACCAAAATTAAATGCTGAGCTAGGATTAGTTTTAGATAGAGTTATTGTAAAATTATTTTCGTCTACGCCAACCACTGTTCTTGATCCAAGAATATCTGTACCGACCAATCCTCCGCCATATGCTGTGCCTGAATCAAGTCCATATATTTTTACATTATCTCCAGCTACAAACCCGTGATTCAATTGATTTACAATTAGTGTAGAACTTGCAGAATCGAATGTTAATGGATTTTCTTTAGCCAACTTTCTAGAAATTGAAGCATTTTCCAATACAGCTGTACCACTTGCGTCGAATTGCGCATGATGAATTTCAAACATCATATCTTTTGTTTGCGAAGGTTCCCAAGTGAAAGAATTCTGAGATAAGAATAAAGAACCCAATGTCGGTTGCTTAGTAACCTTTTTCTCTGTTGAATTCAAAACGAATTGTTCAGTTTCTGCAATGTAAACGTTATAATCTACACTTTCAGCCTTAACAATAAATGCATATTCAGTATATCCATTGAGGAAGATAGGCTCTTCAAATCTAAAATCTGTAGGAGCGGATGCATTATTACTAACTGTCACATTTCCTGGATTAACAAATACTACCGAACCAGGAATTACAACTTCAGAAGAAGGATGGCCATTTACCATTGGGCGCAATTCTACTTGAACAGGAACTGAATTAGATTTAGTCGCAAAATATAATCTAACGCGAGTTACATATACACCATCTCTTTTATCGACGTAGAATGATTGAGCTAGTGGATCAGATGGCTGATCGTTTCTATCATCTGGTGGGTCCAACTCAACTGATGTTCTAAATCCTCTAATCGTAACGTGTCTAGTTGATAATACATCGCGCTGACGAGTTTCTATAACTCCATTTGCTGTAAATGTTGTTTTAGCTACTGATAACGCATCTTGTTCTTTATCAGCCGTAATATCTAATAGTTTAAATTCTCTTTCTCCAGTTCTAAATCTAAAATTAGGAGTAGATGGAATAAAGAATGATCCTTCAATTACTCCTTGAGGAGTAGTAGTTAAAGTTGATGGAACATTCGGATGCTGAGTAGCATTATTTAATCTGTTTCCATACTCTTCTGAGGTAGTAGCAAATCTTTGGAAAGCTTCAGATTTAACCCAGGAATCAACAGATCTACCATCAAATCTAGGCCATAGTTGAACATTTGATCCTAAACCTTCTGCTCTGAAAAAGACCATACGAGATCTCATAAAAGGAATAATTGCAATGTTAACTACACGCTCGCCTATAACTTCTCTAATAGTTTCTGCTCTTACAACTCTATTAACTTGAGTAGTTCGTGTATTACCGCTAGTAGAAACTGTTCGTCCACGTTCTTGTCCTAAGCTTGTATTAATGTTATTACCTTGCCAAGACCAATTCCAGTTATTAAAGTTGAACGCTTGAGTTGTATCTAATCTTGTCCCACCACTAATCACCCGAGGTGCAGTATAGATAACTTCTTTCCACTCATCAGATGCTGGTGATAAAAGAAGATTACCACGATGTGTAATCACTGCAAATGGATTGACATTAATAGTTTGCGATACTACAGGTTGGGAAATAAACGAAGTTTCATCGTATCTAATGTATACGTTATCACCCTTTAATACAGTATTTGTAGAAAGATTCGAATCATATATTAAACGAACATTTTCTTCGTTAAATGTTGGTCTCATAATTCTAGCTTGTGGATCAATAGATGATCTAAACTCATCACTAACTGTAAATGATACTGCGTGATCTATAAAATTATCTACTAGAAATCCTGATTTTGTTCTATCAACTCCAGTAGAATCAAATACTGCAAAGTTTTGTACATCAACTTCTAATAAGCTTAATGCTGTTGCTTCTTCTAAATCGTCTACTCTATCTTCAAGCTTTTGCAAATCTCTCATAGTGAAGCCTTTAGCTTCAATATTTTGCATTATCATATCATCTGTATTTTTTGATCCAGCATTTAATTTAATTCTATAAAGCTCTAAAGTATTAATTGGCGTTGGAGCAAATTGCGGTGTTAATGATGGAGTTCCTTGAACTACTGATACAATCCCTTGACTATTTACAATTAGCTTATCATATCTTGGTAGATAATACTCAGTATCGAGAGTGACTAAGCTTGTGTTTACAGGAATTTCATTTACTCTAGCAGTTGCTGCAGCAAATCCAGTATTGTTATCATCTTTACGAGATCTAAAATCTAAAACATCTGTTAATGAAACTACTGATCCATCAGACTTTGTATGATTAGGAACTTGGCCATATGGAACTTGACCAGTATAAGATGATGCATCAAAATAGTCTCCAGTAGAACCATGGTTAAAGTATGTAAATCTTACGTATACATTGCCAATTGGCGTTTTTGCTGTAGTCTTTAGAAGCAATTTACCAGTTTCATAGAAGTTATCTCTTTGGCCATTATCAACAAGAAAGTCTGCTCTAAGATCATTACCATCAGAATCTACTGTACGAATTCTTTTTACTTCAAAAACATCAGCTTTACCCAAATCAATATAAGGTTGGCCACCGCCTCCAGGATTTGTGATAGTTGTAGCCATTGTTTGAGTAGCAAGAGATTTAGTTCTTGTAACACCATCTTTTTGGACTTGGACAATAGCTTCAACAGCCGTTGATGCAGGACCACCAGTTATTGAGGCTGATTGTGTTCCAGAGCCGGTAGCTGTAGTTGGAATAAATGCAACTCCAGCAACTGCAGAAAATATCCATTGATTTGCATTTGCAAAAACTTCACCGCTTGCTAAAGCAGGAAAAGTAGTATCACCATTACCATCGGTAGTTGCAGTTAATCTTCTTTGTGTTGTAAGTGTAACATCAGAAGTTGCCTTAACTCTATTTTCTGGAAAATCAAATAATAGGTCGTTATTAGCAGCATCTTTAATAACTGCTATAGTGTTTTCTAGTTCTAAGTTAGCAAATGAATTTGCGGCGGTACCAATTGATGCAACATCTCTAAAGTTTTGACTTGCATTCATCTTAATATCCATCAAGTAGAAACGAGTTAAAGCTCCATCTTCTTCTACAGATTTGACGCGCGCAGTGCCAATTGTCGAACCACCATATGATCTAACACTTCTTAGATTTTGCAATTCAAAAGTTTCTATATTTGGTAATCCATTTATAGAATCAATTAAAACATAGTTGCCAAATCCTGCAGCAACAGGTTCTGCATTTATAGTAATGGAAGTTAATGCTTTAGGAGTTGAAAGAATTGTAGCATCTGGTCTGTGAGCTCTATAGCCATTAACGTATGCTGTTCCTGGAGAAACATTAAGATTAAAATCTGTTGCTGATGCTGAATCATAGTTAATCAGAAATGGTCTTTTAATAAAATCACCGTTAATTTCTTTTGTACGAATAGCACTGAAATCACGAATCTTATTATAATCTTCAGTACCACTTACAGCTTCTATAAGTCTACCGCCTCTAATTTTCCCAAAAAATACAAATGTATCAGCTGAATCTTTATCAGACTCGTTTGATAATGTTAAGTTAATTCTGTATCTGTCTGCACCCGGTGCAGTAAGATTTGGATTAGATGTTTGATTATCATACAAAGCAAGATTATCGCTTACTGTAACAATATCTTGAGTTACTACAAATCCTACATTTTCACTAGGAGCTGAGTCATATTTTGATACCATTATTGATTGTGCATCTGCTTGCACAAAATGGCCTTGTGTAAAGAATGTACCTTCTTGAACTGATGCTCGAGTTCCTCTACCGACTGCTTTATTAGAAGAAGTATTTGTTGTTTGAACTTTCAGTGTAACACCGCTACTAGTTCCAACAATATTTTCTCCTGCAGTTAATCGTACTGGTGCAGCTCCAATAGTACCTGAACTTTGATTGATATATTGAATATAAAGAGTAGCAGGATCACTAGTTAATGCATTAATCGGTAAAATATTAATTACTTTTACACTAACATTTGAAGTTTGACCAACAAAGGTATCATCAATCATTGAGGTAGTACTAGAAGGCAGACTAGTAGTTGCATCGATTTTTACGTATTCAAGTTGATTATTTACTATCATACCGCCTGGTACAACAGAAGCTCCTTCTTTGAATATGTTTCTACCGAATCTTTCAATTTCTTTTTGAATAATAGTTTGCATTTGCGTAAGCTCACGAGCTTGCAATTGCTTACCACTGTTAAACAGTATACGATGATAGTGATCGCTATCTCTAAAGTCATCTCTATATGTTGTTGCAAATAGATTTTTAGTAAAATTATTAGGCATCGCTCATCCTTTAGAACTGTAAGATAACTTTTACGTCTTCTGCTTGCACATTCGATCGTAAGATAGCTGCTCTATTATCTATGTATAATATGTCGCCGGTGTTAGGATTAACCCCTGGATTGATCTTTGCAGAATCAATAATACCAGTACCAACACCATTTGTTTCGTTAATAACTTCTCCATCTTGAAAATCAGAGAAACCAGTTGAGGTAGTTTGATGGTAATAAATATCGACAGAATCAATATCATCAACGTATGCTTCAGCCAAAGTAATTTGCCCGCGAATAACTTTATCTTTAGTGAAAGCTTGTACTACACTTGATAATTTCATTCTCTTTAGAGTATTACCAGTTGTTGCTGTAAAGACTGAACCTGCATCATCTTTTACATCTTTAATTAGAGTAACTTGTCTAAAATCTTGATTCGTAATAAAATTACTATCTGTTCCTTCAATACGAGTGTGGAACATAATAGCAGCTGATTTCAAGTCTACTCGACAATCTGCTCCAATTCCTGAGTCAGGACCAAGTACTGCTCGAGCTGTGGCTCCTCCGCCCCCTCCACCAGTAATTTCTATTTCTGCACGAGTATATCCAGATCCAAGCTTCTGTGTAGATCCACTATCAGACATTTTAATCCAAGCAAGTGTACCGGTTGCAGAATCAATGCGAGCGTTTGCAACAGCTCCTGTACCAGAACCGATAATATTAACTGTTGGATTTGAAGTATATGCACTACCGACTGCAGTAATAATAACTGATGTGACAGCTCCAACTTTGGCTGTATTTTGAATTTCTTCTTGTTTTAATTGAATTCCAGTTGATGATGAATCAGTTTGCAATTGTTTTTTGACTGGTATAAAGTTAGATGACATAAACGAGTTTGATCTTGAGGCACTAATAGTAAACAAGAATTTCCATACATAACCATCAGACAATCTAAATGAATCATTATTTGCACTTGTTGGTTCTACTGTAGAACCTACAGCAACTCCAGTATTGTCTCTACCAGTCTCTAAACAAATGTAAACATTTTGGTTATTATTCATTACATAATATGAATTTGCTGGATAACCAGAAACTTGACTATCATACTGAGAATAAATTGCTCCATTTGACCAGTTATATCTTGGTACTACAAGAGATGTTGCTTGAACTTTCTTTACTGATTGCATTTGATTTCTTGCACCAGTAACATCGCTCGCTCTATTAATTGGAGTTGGTACTGTATCAGAGCTATCCCAAATTTCTGAACGGCCAATGCTAATATAATATCTTGCAGTATTTTGGGCAAACTGATCAAAAAATTGTCTAGCTAAAAGAGTTCTAAGAGCATCGGTTACAATTGCTGGCATGATTAAGATTCCTGAATTCTAAGTAATACGTGAAGGTTTTGTGAAGTATGACCTGCGTCTTGAGTTAAGGTTATTTTAATTCTTTCTCCAGCAGTATAACTACCACCTACTGAAGTATTTAAAGTTTGAGTACCATTTCCTGTAACTTCAATTGAAGCAGTTCGTGTTGTTGTTGTACCATTATTGTGTGAAATAATAATATTTAATTGAAATGTTGATGATGAACCACCATAACTTGACGATTCAAAGCTGGCTGTAACATTAGTGAATGCGCCATTAACTGGCATTACTACACCATTAGGAGAAGTAGAACCATCAGCAGTTTTTAATTGAACGCCTGAAGATGAGCTATGAGTTCCGTCGAGACCAAAACTAAGATATGCTGTTGAAGCCGAAGAAGCTGGAGCTCTATCTATTGCGAACCATCCAACATTATCTGCCATTTCAAATTGATTAGTAGTCTCATTATAATGAATAGCGCCTTGTCTATAATGTGTATTATAGAAAGCATTATCTTTATAACTTGTTCTTTCGGTTGATGTGTTCTGCGGTACAAAGAGTAAGCCTTTGTTTCCTAAATCTGTAAATGCTCCATTAGCAGGAGTATTTGTTGTTACTCTCCAACCAGTGTGTGTTGCGTTTGATGAGCCAGCAACGTGTAATTGATTTGCATTAACTACAATCTTACTATCACTACCAGATTTAATAGTTCTAGTTGCAGCAGAATCAAAAGATAAAGGTTGGCCTGAATCCATACCGAATGTAGTTCCAGGAATACTTAGCTTACCACTATTATCTGTTAATCTTAATGATCCAAGATGTATAGTGCTTCCGCTAAGATGCAGGTCTTTCCATTTTTTAGTAGATGTGCCAAGATCGCGAGTTTCATTTGCATCGGGTACAAGATCGTATGGAATTGCTGCATTAGTAGCAGTAATGATTCCTGCTACTTGAGCTGAATCTGGTAAAGCCGAAATTGCAGATGCTATAGTTGAATATTGTACTCCATCTAAAGTATCAGCATCTACATTGAGTGCATCAACAAAAGCTTTATTTACTCGAGTATCAATTGCTGAGTTGGCTCTTGCTGTTGTAAAGTATATATTTGTAGGACCTGCACCGCCGTTAGAACCAGCAGAATCTTCAGGAGTAGTGTCTGTTACAGCCCCTGTTAACGCTGCAGTTAAGGCAGCTAGTGTAGCATCAATTGGATTTACTCCAATATCGTTGTCTAATTTAAATTGTGTAACAGCTGAATCAATTGAAGAATCAACTTGCACCGCTGTTTGTAGCGTCATACCAAGTGCACGAGCTGAATCTAAGCCACCACTTTGTCTAAATTGTATATATGCAGAATCAATGTATGCTGTAACATCAGTAGAGTCAAGGCTTAATCTATTTGCTCGAGCAGAATCTAAGAAGCCTGCACCAAATAATGCATCAATTGCAGAAGCTGAGTCAAGTAGCTTTGTAGTGCCTCCACGAATTCCTAAGATATAATCGCGATTTGCTTCTTTCTTAATATCTGTTATAAATGCTACTATACCACTACTATCTTGTAATGTAATATTATTAATTTTTGTAGGATCTGCAGGAATTAATCGAGTGACGGTTGTCATTGAATCTTTAGTAGCACCATCAAAGAGAATGCCATCAAAACCAAATCCAATACCGTTACTGTTTACACTCTGTAAATTAAGCTGTAGTGAAAGAGCCGTTATGTTTGAATATAGTTCAGTAAAGTTGGCATTAATTTTAGTAGCGCCAGTACGTAGATCGTCTCCGGTACCGTCGTTGCCTACTGTTCCAGTAAATATGTTTTGTCTTGCCATTTTCTATCCTGCAATAATATTAATCTTATTTATATATGTTAATACTGCTTATTTGATGTTAAATAGCCAATTGCAACATAATTCTGAGGACTTATATAGTCAGCCTCATATGTTGGATAATCGCGCATATCAAACGTTTCAAATGCATTATCGTACCGAATTCCTACACCAGCAGAATCTAAATTATCAAACGTAATTCCAAAATCTGCCCATTCTTTGAGATCTTTATATAGTAACATCACATCATTTATAGATGCATATTGTTTACCACCAACAGGTACAGCCATGGCTGAATCAGCCCAATATCCAGTTAATCGATAAGGACTTGTTCTGAATTGTGGTTCATTCATATGGAATTTAGCACCAAAGTTTGACTTTGCTCCGTGTGGTGCATAATTATTTAGATGCGATATATCACCTTGTGCCTGTGGAGGATTAATACTACTAATCGCATCTGCGCTATCAACAACAAAGAAAATATTTTTGAATGGATCTGGTACAGATTCATCAGTAATAATATTGATTGTGTCGGTGCCTTCGATTGCTACCTCATTTGCAAGATAGAATCCTGTAGGGTGCACAAACCTCCGCCATAATTGTTCCCATACACCAATTGAAAGTGGAGATTTGATAAGAATCGAGAATATCTGATACTTGCCGCCGTCTTGAATAACCTTACCATATTCTGCACCAAGTTCTGATTCTCCAACATTAAAAAGAAATTTCTTTGGATAAATGATTTCAACTTCTTCGTCAAAGAATCCACGAAAGAATCCTTCACCCGAAAAGAGTGAACCTTTTACTCGAAAGAAATTTCCAAAGTTTCGAATTGCTTCTCGTGGAAAAGTAAAATTACCACCTGCAACACCGAGTGCTAGAGTATGAAATAATTGATCTAAGCGTTCTAGACTGGCATCTTCTGTTTCACGAATAGTATTTAGTTCATGAATCATTCCATCAAAGTTTGTGTCAGAATCTTGAAACTCATAGTAGCCCTCAAGAAATGCCACTAAATTTGGATAATCTTCCCTAAAATATTCAGGCAAGATTTCTTCGATTAAGCTTCTTCTGAAGTTAATATCGATTCTATCAAAATGTTTTAGGGTTTCTTCTTTAGCCATTAGTTATCGACTTCCAATGTAGTTGTTTGTCTATCGATAAGGGCTGAAGTAGACGAATTTGTTGAATCTAATTTTAACACATAATTTCGAAGAGGCTTTACAAAACTTTGATTTTCTGGTACAACAGAAAGTCGTAGATATGTGCTACCTAATATAAGAGCTTCAGGATTAATGCCTGTTATATCAACTACTCCTGATGGTGCATCATATTCACCGACATTATCTTGCAAAACATTACCTGCCAAATCGTAAACTTGCAATTTAGTACCAGAAAGCTTGTTTCTTAGCTGTGCTACTACTCCACGGAATTGGAATGTATCTGATATGACTGTATGATTAATATCATCTGGATCTGCAATTCTCATAGGGAATGCTAGCTTATGAGATGTTGATATTCCAACAGATGGAGTAAATCTTAATTGACATTTTACTTCTGTTCGTGATGATAGAATAGCTGGACTTAATGCATCTACTTCGGTCAAAAGATTTGATCTACGAAATACTGATTCAAATCTTTCAAGATTATTGGCAAAGAAATTACGTTTAAAGTTAAACACATCTGTTTCTACAGAAGCAAGTGTATTACCTGTTAATGCAGGATCAAAATTAAAAACAGTATTCAATTCAACAAACACTGTAATCGGATCTACAAATTTTGTTTCAATTGACATCACCGAAAGATTTTTTGTAAAGTTATTCACAATGCTTGATTGTGTTTCGGCAATTGTATTTGCCGCAGTATTTGTTTTATATAGAATTGATACGTATGCTCTTCCATAATCAATTGGTACGTTCTCATCACCAGACCAAACAGTAACATCTTCGACAACAGTGTAGTTACTTTGTATTGTGGCCTTATAGTCCAGCGATGTAACAAGTCTTTGCTGAGTAGCGTATGCATATGGAGCTAAATTCTTAATTGAATCAATTGATTGCTTTTCAGCACCTCCAGTTGATTCAGCCGAAGTAATCACGGCAAGAGGATAAGATTGACCATTTACAGTGATATTACTTGTAGATGAAAAAACTGTACCTTCGTTTGCTGTAGGTCCACTAACAGAAAGATATTTTAAAATAATTTTATTTCCAGGATCCGGAGATTTACCAAAAGAAATGCCATCACCAAAATTAATTTCATAAAATCCATTTGGAGCTTCACGAACTGTATATAGCTCAGAATCAGGACTAATACGCACCGCGTCTTTTACCGGAGAATAACTTACAAAGTTTGAAGAACTTGCTGTATCAAATACTTGCATTACTGTAGTAGCTTTATCCATATTTGCATCAGGAATAACATAAATTTGTCTTTCGGTTTTTTCACCGACTAAGAATGTTTTTATTTTTTCGATACCTTCAAAAACTGGAATATCAAATACACCTGCAGTAGTCTCGAGATTATAGAGTCCGCTACCATTATCTCTAGCATTAAACGCATCGAGTGTTCTGAATGTGTATGTAGTGCCGTCAATCTGTGTAGTAAAGGTCAATCCTTTTGGTACAAGAATTTGTGGAGGTCTATTTGCTACACCAGCCAAATTAAAAGAAAGATTCAATAAAGCCTTCGAAGCAGTCATTGATCTTACATCATAGCCAAGGGTTTCGGCATGAGATACGACAGAACTTCTTAATTGTGCTGTATTCAGAAATGATTCATTCAATGCAAAGTTTGCGGTGAGTCCATTGATATGTGTATTATATGCTAATACATCAAGAACATTTGACAGACCTGATGCATCAAAATCATAATCTGCATATTCAGGCTGTGCCTTAAAATATTCTTTCAGTCGGCCTTTAATATTCTGGAAATCAAGGTCAGCTGATTTAATTGTAGTAGCCATTTATCTAAGCCTCGCTAAGTTTACGTCTAATGATACTGTCTCTCCGACATTTACTACCTCAAAGGTAATGGTTGCCCTAATTTCATTACGATCTGGATACGAAGTAAAATCTATATTTAATACTCTTGCTCTTGGTTCATATCGAGCGATCGTAGAAGAAATCTGCTGAGCAATATCATGTGGTTGATAGTCAGTATCAAGTTCAAAGAGAGCTACACCCAAATCTCCACCAAAGTTTGGCTGAAAAGGCTTTTCGCTCCTACCTGTTAAGAGTAGATTCTTTACTGCCTGTTTAACTGCAGCAACATTCTTCTTTTTATAAAGATCTCCGGCTGGTCTTGCAGTAAATGTCAGATCAATATCACTATATACACGAGCATTCGCCTGTGTAATAGTTGATGCATTTAGATTGCCATCTTCGAGTGAAAACGCTTTAGCCATATCTCTTCCTAGTTTATTATTCTATTTATATAGATATTTCGGTAAATTCACCAGTCGTTGTAACGTTTTCGTTAAACGTTGTTTCGATTTCATTTTTGTACCTGACTTCCCATCCATTTGCGATAATAGGAGTTGTAATAATCAGTTGAGTAGTCAGAGACTCGTCTGGATTAAAGGTATCATATGCAAGTGTTATCTTCTCAAATTCTGTATTATCTTTTAAGTATTTTGCTAAATCGAAAGTCTTCTGATGCGAGATGAGGCCCGCGACCCCCCGGAGCTCATAAACGACTGCGCGCCCCTTTTGCTTCAGATATGTAATACTATTAACAGTAGGGGTCTCCCCTTCGGCCGGAACATATAACCCTTCGACTACAACCATACGGTGATTATTAAACTCAATCTGATTTGTCATTACTCGCCGCAATATACTAGCGTGTATCGCATAGTTCTTTGCAATATTCAACCTGTCGGTATTGTCAGTAATATGGTTCATATTTGTAGGGGACCCATACCCACCTAAAAATTTTGCAACAGTAATACCGGGGGCAAGCTTAGTCCCAGGGGTAATTTTTCCCGCCCTCTCGGGATTGTATGCTGGATCAATTGTAAAGATAGCCATATTATTTTCCTTTTGTCACTGTCTTGACACCTACACCCTTTGAATTAGGGAAACCAGCCTTACCACGTATCTTTGAGTCTTTACCTATAATACGGCCTGTCTCTACTGGTACCTTGTTTATCCATGCTGCGGCCAGTTTACCCTCGGTCGATTGGGACCCAGTAAACTCCTGGTTTCTTGCATTCACTGGATCTCGCATTTTACTCCTGATCTCTGGGGTTGTAAGCTTCCTGCTACTTAACCCACCATAAGGGACCGTTTTGTCAATCGAATTTTTCAGATCCCCGCTAATATCGATCTGGACATTACGGGTACCCCGATCGCCTTTATGTAAATACTCGGTGGCCTCTTCGGCATCTACCCTTGTCCTGGTAAATGGATCAACGGCCTCATCTGCGGTCGTATCCTGAGTCACTGTATAGCCAGATGGAGAACCAACTCCTCCACCAGGAGAGGATGGGTCAGCATAATTCTGGGAATTTGTAACGTCTGCAGTAATACATTGATGC